TCAAGTGGTCGGCACTACTGGATCGGCCTCGCAAATAGCCCACGTCGCAAGCCGGGGATCAGCACCGGCCACTCCCACCCAACACCAGAAGTAGCAACGAATGGACATCCAGAGACTGCGAAACCTGACGACTGGCCGGCTGCACACCGAAATCGGCCATGTCTACGAGGACATCGAGTTCTTCACCGGCCAGCGCGGCGTGATGACGCACATGCTGCCGAACGCAAACCGCGCCCTTGAGCCATGGCTGCGCGAGCAATTCGACGATCCGCGCTTGTGGGACGGCGCCTACGACGTGACCCACACGGGTGATGTCGAAGCGCGCGCCATGGACGACGCAGAACGTGCGGCGTTCTTGGCTCGCTACCGCGCGCTGCCGCATCCGTTCGAAGTCTGACCCAACACCCCAACACCCCAGCGCGCCGGTCGCTATGCCGGTTGGAATTTGGAGGAACGATGAACGCACAACTTGCACCGATTGAGCCGCACATGCAGACCGGCATCGCCGCGCCCAGTGAGGGCGCGACCATCCTGTCGGTCATCTCAAAGGCTGCTTCCGACCCGAACACCGACACCGCGAAGATGCGTGAGCTGCTGTCGATGCATCGCGAATTGAAGATGCAGCAGGCAGAGTCGGACTTCAACATCGCCATGTCACGCGTGCAGTCCAGCATGGGGCGCATCGGCACCGACAAGCGCAACGACCAGACCAGGAGCGACTACGCGACCTACGGCAAGCTGGATCGCGTGCTGCGGCCGATCTACACCCGCGAAGGTTTCGCGTTGAGTTTCGGTACAGACCCGATCGACGTTGAGGCGATGGTGCGCGTCACATGCCACGTCAGCCACACTGCCGGATTCACCCGCAAATACAGCATCGACATGCCGGCGGATGGGAAGGGCGCCAAGGGCAATGACGTCATGACGCGCACGCACGCCACCGGCTCTGCGACGCAATACGGTATGCGCTACCTGCTCAAGATGATCTTCAACGTCGCCATCGGGGACGAAGATGACGACGATGGCAACGGCGCAGCGGAAGGGCGTCCGATCTACATGGGCGACGCCTTCGTTGAATGGCGGGCGCGGGTGGACGAGTGCAGCACCGCCGTCGACTTCGCCATCGCCTGGAAGGAAATGACCCCGGCTGTGCGAGCCGTGATGAACGACTACGTGAAAATGCGCAAAGCGGAGAAGGTCAAGTGATCCTGGTCGAGGCTCCGCAGGGCTCTCCCGAGTGGCATTCGGCCAGAGCAGGCACCATCACCGCGAGCATGTTTTCGGTTGCGCGGCAGCGGATTGGCATGCTCACTGCGCAGCAGCGCACCTTTGTCGAGGCCGTGCAGGCCGGCGCCGACGAGAAGGGCGCAATGCTCGCGGCCGGGTACAAGACCAAGCCGCGGGCCGAAGCAATCGAACGTGCCTTGGCGGGGGAGAAGGTCGGCGACTGGTCGAATGCTGCCAAGGACTACGCCTTCCGCCTCGCAGTCGAGCGCATCAGCGGGGAGCCGCTGGACGAAGGATTCGAGACGTGCGCCATGCGCCGCGGCCACGAACTGGAGCCGGCCGCACGCGCAGCGCACGAGGCCGCGGCTGGCGTGATCGTCGACCCCTGCGGCTTCGTGCTCACCGAGGACTCCGCATTCGGCGCGAGCGCGGATGGCTTCATTGGTGACGATGGCGGCGCAGAGTACAAATGCCTCATCGCGCCGGATCGCCTGCGCGCCGTGTTGCTTGATGGTGACGTGTCCGACTTCGCCGACCAGGTGCAGGGCGGGATGTGGATCACAGGGCGCGCGTATTGGCACTTCGCACTGTACTGCCCAGCGCTTGCGCCTATTGGCCGCGAACTGTGGTGGCGCGAGTGGCGCCGCGACGACGACTACATCGAGGCCATGGAGCGTGACCTGATCGCGTTCAAGGCGCTCGTTGACGAAAACGAACAGATCCTCCGCACTCAGAAGGAAGCCGCATGAACAACTTTTCAGGTGTTGGCCGTCTTGGCCGCGATGCAGAAGTCCGCTACACCGCCGACGGCAAGCCGATCACGACATTCGCCGTGGCAATCGAGGATGGCTTTGGTGACCGCAAGACGACGAGCTGGATCGACTGCGCCTTGTTCGGCGACCGCGGCGCGAAGATAGCCGAGTACATCCGCAAGGGTGACCGCATCGGCGTCACGGGGTCGATTCGGCTCGACACGTACAAGACCAGCAGCGGCGAGGAACGCAGCAAGATCGCCATGCGCGTGCAGGACGTGACGCTGCTGGGCGACAAGCGCGAGGACTCCCGCAGTGGCGGCACGTCGGCACGCCCACCGCGCGAGACGCCGCGCAAGGCCCAGGATCAGGCTGCGCCGCCGGCCGACAACTTCGACGATGATCTTATCCCTTTCTAGAAAAAACGATTGACTATCTGGAAAGATAGGCGCAGCCTTACCGCATGAAGACATGCAAAGGCTGCGGCCTAACCAAAGAGTCAACCGAGTTCTACGCGCAACGCAGCATGACGGACGGCTTAGCTGCTGATTGCAAGGATTGCTACAAGGCCCGCGTCAAAGCAAATCGACTGAAGCGGATCGACCACTACCGCGCCTATGACACCAAACGGGCCAAGCGTCCAGAGCGAGCAAAAGCGGCGGCGGAAATATCGAAGGTATGGCGGCAGCAGGACAGTCGACGGATGGCCTGCCACAACGCCGTGACCCGAGCCGTCAGGGCCGGCAAGCTGGAAAGGAAGCCGTGCGAACGGTGCAGCGCAGTGAAATCCTACGCGCACCACGAGTCATACGACAGGAAGCTGGATGTGGTTTGGCTATGCCAGCCGTGCCACAAGCAGCGCCACAAAGAGATGGTCTTGGAGGGGATTGAACCATGAGCGAGAACAGCGGGATGACGGATGCGCTGTCGAACCACATACGCGCCGTTGATGGCAGCCATAGCCTAGGGGCCGGCGCACTGGCAGAAAAGATCATGGAGTTTTTCCAGCCGATCATCGCCGAGCGCGACGCGCTGCGGCAGTCCGTGAAGGCCCGCAAGGATTTGGTGTATGCCGGACAACCTCAATGCCAGTCGCCCCAGCCCGCCACGCTCCCGGCGACGCCCGCCACCGACAACGATTCGGCTGGATTCGCCAAGGTGTTCGGCAATGGCCGCGACCAAATCCTCATCAAGCTGGACAGTGGCGACAAAGGCCCCGAGGTTCAGGTGTTCTTCCGACCGACGAACCTTGGCGTCTGCTGCCTCTCGATAAAATTCACGGACGACGATTCCGGCTGGAGAAAGGCGGAATCCGCTTTCGCGGAATTCGACGAGCCGATGGCGCGTGGGTACATCGCGCCTGCAATCGCCTCGCTCACCTTCACCGACGACGAGGACGAAGCATGACCATGTCAAGGTCCACGAAGATCAACAAAAACAAGACTTAAGACTGTCACGAACGATCATTGCAGAACGTTGCAGATCATAGAGTTACCGACGTATCGGGGTCAGTGCGGGGTCAGTGCTTTTTGCGACACGATCCGCCCCGCATTCGCCGCCGCCCACCGCTCAACCCAGCGCATCGCCGTCGACATCCGCCAGCATCGAGCGTGTCGCCACTGTTCCGGCGGCAAGTGCAGGCGCACTGTCGAAACCCAGCATCCGCCGTGGTCCGTGATCCGCGCGACTGCCACGCCGTTGATGTAGTAGCGCCGACGAAATAGCCAGTCCTCGAATGCGAATGGTCCCCATGCCATCCGCCCATCGTAGCCCCGCCTGTCTCAGGTGTTGCGACTACCAACCGTGCGCAACCGCGCCGTCTCGGTCTCAACGAACTCGGCGATCCACAGGCTTTCAGGATCGCCAGCGGCACGGGCGCGCTGCACGAACTCGTCCATTTCGACAAGGGCTTGGAGGCGATCGGGCGTGGGCTGGCTCATGCTCCGACGTACGTGGAGCGGGGAGCGAGGGGTCAGCGAATCCCGAGCACGCGCCTGATCCCACGACAGACCCAGCACCGCACTGATGGTGCAAGCTTGGCCGGTTTCGGCTGCGCGACTTCGGCGCGCTTGGCCGCGCGCTCACGACCGATTTGTGCAGCGCGTTGCGCGGGCATCAATCGCGTCTTGCTCATGGCGGGAGGTCTACCACATCAATCGTGACGGGGGCCGTGTCAAACGTGCTGCCGTCTGCGCAGATCAGGCGTGCGTAAATTGTCAGCTCCCCGATATGCCCTGGACCGTATGGGTAGATGTAGCCCTGATAGAACGGCAGCCCAAGCGGCTCGCCGTCATCCAATATGCTGTACCCTGGCCGAATAGATCCGCCGACCGGCACCCAGATCGGCTCGACGAATTCGATGTACGAATCTGGGGGAATAGTCCCGGCAAAAAAAACGTACAGGCTTTGCGGCTCTGTGCTGCTCAACGAAATTTCGTCCGTGGAATAAAACGGGCCCGCCAGGCCGGGGTTGGCAGTGCGGTAGCAAACCAAGGCTATCGGCCCGCACGAAACACCCCCTGATGGGGGCGTCGGCGCTGGCGCAGCTGCAGGCATCGTCACCGTCATGTTGAGCCCGCGCGGCGCTGTTGTCCCTGGCGTCAGTCGGATACGCCTCATACGGTCACCGTCATGGACAGCGACCGGCTGTCCTGCGTCAGGATGTCGAAACGATGTTCGCCCGGCGCCATTGCCGACGACGGGAACGCGACCCTGCCGGCGGCGTCCGTGGTGCGCGTCATCTGCCCGTCGAGCGTGACCGATGCGAACGCGATGGGCTGACCGGATTCCTCGCGCAGGGTCAGGACGTATTCGGCCCCGACCAGTTGGAGGCCGGCGCTGCTGTACTGCTCGGGATCGAGCATGGACGACTGACGGATCAGGCGCACGACGGGCACGGCGCCGACCGGCACGGACAGCGTGACCGATACGGCCTGCGTCTCGGGCTCGGTCTCGCGCCCGAGCACGGTGTAATCGCCGGTAACGGGCAGCACGGGATGATCCAGGGCGATGCCGTCTCCGACGCGGATATCGCCCAGCAGCCCACCCACACCGACCGACCACGCAGGCCGGGCCATGTGCTGCAACAGGCGGGTTCCGACGGCGACAGCGACGCGCGCAGACCGGACCCATGGCATCGCCACGTCCGTCACTCGCCGCCCGTACAGGCTCGACGGCTCGCGCGCCTCCAGCTCCACGGCGGCACGGGGCTCGCCATCCTCGTGCGCGTACGTGATGACGGCCGCGGTCGCCAAATCGTCGAGCCCGAGACTGGCGGACAGCGACTGACGTACGTCGATCGACTCGCGCAGGCCGCTTGCCGGCCCCGGCCAAAGGTGGCACAGATCGCGCGCGTCAGGCGCGAATATGGCGCCTACGCTATCGCACACCTCGCGGATCGCCGATTGCAGGGTGATGCGCGTGGCGATGCTGCCTCCGACCACGATCCCGGCGCGGGCGCAGGCCGAGCGGAACGGGTCCAGTCGCGCCGCCGTCGTGGGCCGGCCGGCGAGGATCAGCATGTCGCGCACGACGTCGGCCGGCGATTCGATCAGCACGCCGGTATCGCCCAGCAGCTTGCCGCGGCCGCGCGCCACCACATCGACGCCATCATCGATCCCGGCGTCGAACTCGATCACGGCGACAGTGTTGCCGGTGTTGTCCGGCACGTTGCGGGCCTGCCAGTTGGACGCCGATTGCCCGCCGACCAGCACGTCATCGATCGATGCGCAGGCGTGGTCCGCCCACACGAATCGGGTGCGCTCGCTGTTGTACTGCAGGCAGCGCCCGCCAGTCTCACCGTAGCGGTGCGGGATCACGGCCGTTTCCCGGAACCCGGCCCAGACCGACGTGGTGCGCAGCGGCAGTTCGGCGGAATACGGTGTCATGCCTCGATCTCGATGCTGGCCTCTGGGTTGTTCAGGCCGATGCCGCTGATCACGCCGCGGAACACTTCGACACTGCCGCGCATGAGCACCGCCGGCGCGCCGATGGGCGGGCGTGTTGCGAACAGGTTGCTAGCCTGCATGTCGGCGTTCGTCAGGCCAATGGAGACGTTCGCATTCTCGTCACCCCGCCCGGTGCTGCGAAGCGTGCCGACCGTGGCGAGAATGGTGTGCGTCGCAATCTTCGGGTCAATGTACGGCAACGCATCGGCATTGCGGATGATCTGCCGCACCGGCGAACCCTCGATTCGCAGCCAGATCACGGGATCGGGCTCAGTTCGACCGAGAACGCCAGCAAGCGGTGCTGCTCGTCACGCGGTTGGAAGTCGAGCACATCACTGATCTCCAGCGTGTCGGCGTCAACGGTGACGATGGCCGACTCCGGATAGCCCTCGTTAGGCACGATGCCGATGCGGCGCTGGTCGTTGACGCACGCCGCACTGATCGCGGACACGAACGCATCGAGCGATGCCTGTGTCACGGCCTCGTGCTCGACGGTGATGCCCAGCCCGGCGCGCCGTGCGGTGCCAGGCAGGCGGATGCGCTTGGTCAGCCGGCCAAGCTCCGCGATGCCGCCGCGAATCTCGACCTGCAGCGGGTCGATCAGAGCCAGCCAGTTGATGCTTCCACCCTTGTTGATCGTCAGGCGGTAGTCGTCATAGCTCGCGACGACGGCCTGCCAAATATTGCCCGAGCGCCACGGAATCACGACGTTCAGCGGCGTGGTCGCGAAATCGTCGTCGCTGCCGGTGAGTGTGATCGTGGCGTCGCTCGGGATCGCATGGTCGGCGATGAGCACGCCGGAGATAGGTGCACCAGTGACCGTGCCGACGTTGATGACGGTCGACGTGGCCCATGTCGTCCGGGCATCGGTCGGCGAACGCAGGTTGTCGACGCCATTGACCGACTTGGCGGCAAACGTCCAGCGGTCGCCCGGCATCCAGCTCGGCGACGCGCCCTCGGTGAAAACGGCAGACAAACCATCCGCCAGCGACTGCGACGCGCCGATGGCGAACGGCGCCGACCACGCGCCGCCGTCCTGCCGCCATTGACCGCGAGCGGCCTGCACAGAGAATCGGAACGTGTCGCCCAAGACGTAAGGGATCGGCCCCTGCTCGATCACGAACCCGATACCGCCGTCGTTGTACGTCGGTGGCGTCGCCGTCATCAGGTACGGATCGAGCACGCCGTCGGAAGCGCCCGTCACGGACCAAGTGAGGGTGTCGCTGCCGGTCTGCCCGCCGTTGAGCGCAACAGGCTCGGCCCGCACGATACTGACCTCGATCTCGTCGCCCTGCTGGTATGTCGAGACACCGTTGACGTTGCTGATCGTGACGATGATCTGATCGCCGATGGCAATCAGTTCCGGACAGCCGATCTTCGGGCCGATGCCAAATTCCTTCGTCGATGCGTACGACTCGACGCCATCGATAGTCTGTTTCTTGCTGCTGTGGTAGTAGACGTTTTCGAACATTGGCGCGTAATCCGCATCCGGTGTGATGCACGCAAAATATTCGGTCGCGTCTGGAATGTCGGACCAGCAACCGTCACCGCTCAGGTCGCTGGTCAAATCAAAATCCGGGTCGATCTCCGCGGCGGCCAGAACGTCGCGAGCGCCGGACGAATAACGCTCATAAAACGCCTGCGGGATGGCGCGCCGTGCACCTTCCGTGCGGTAGCTGTCGCGAGCGAACAACTCCCACGTCGCGCCACTGTCGACAACGGTAGCGCCGATGGTGTCCGGCCAGGCCGGTTGCGTGGCGCCACTGGTGCCAGACACGGTGCAGCGCACGAACCGGCCTTTACCGTCGCCGCCGAGATTGATGATGTTGCCTGCAACGTATGGCGTAGCAGCAACCCATGCCAGCTCGGAAGACTGGTCTCCAGTCCCGGCGAGCGATTCGGCATCGCTTTGCAGCAACGACAACAGGTCGTCCCACATGCCGAGCGGCACGCGACCAACGTTCTGCCACGTGACGCCGCCGTCTGTGACCGTTGCGTCAAGCGTCGCTGGCCATACCGGCGGCGTCGCGTCGCTGGTGCCGGCGACTGCCACGGCGAACCGGTAGGCAATGCCCGCGACGGTCGCTTGCACAGTCGTATCGATCGCGTAGGGGGTCGACAGGACCCAGCTCGGCGGATCGACGACGGCGTCCTCAGCAGACAGTCGGCGCAGGCAGGCCGAAAGAATGCCTGCCGACGTGTTGATAAACGCAATATCTTGCTCGGCCACCGAGCTGCTGACCACGCGAAGGTCACCATCCTCCGCCGATCCGGTGGTCGACTGCCCCATCGGCGGCAGCGTCGTGTTGTCCTGGATGAACGCACGCACGAACGCAGTCAGTTTTTGCAGCCGTCGGAACTTCGACGGACCTGTCATCGGATCTTCTCCTTCGGGAATGAGGCCCAGACACTCGGGGCTGGGCAGCCCGACAACCTCGCCCGCTTCGGTGCAGTACACCGGCCGGGCAACTCGTTCGAAAACAAAGGTGCCATTGCGCGCGCCGATGCCGAGCGTCGGCTTGAATGCTTCGAAGTTCGGCAGAGTGTCGGTTGGGCCGCCATTGGGGCGGACATAACGCGCAGTGATCTTGCCTTGAACTCCGAGACCAGCAGCCACGGGCAACGGAATCTGAAACGCATAGCCGCCATCGCTGTACGCAACATCGGTCTTGGCCGATTCCAGTTGCCCGCTGACATCGCCCGACACGCTCCAGACCTCGGAGCCAGCATCGGAAATATCGGTGCAGACGATGCGCAGGGTCTCGGTCGGCGCGTCATCGTCGGCTGTCAGGCCGATCTCTGCAGCCTCGACAAACGCGGTTCCCTCGCGCGCAACGGCGGCGACGTAGGGCGCAGTGCGCACCGACAGATCCGTGACGCCCTGCCCGCCCGGCTTTTTGTCGTTGACGATCACGCCCTGGACGGTGACAAGGTCCGCATCGGCAAGCGCCGCCAGCGCGTCGTACAGCGTCGTGATCGACGGCAGCGTTTCCGGCGTGACGCCATCGGTGACCGTGATCGAATAGGTGCCGGTGACGAGCTTGATCGGCGTTCCGACCGGGATGTCGCGCATGGGGGCCGGGGAAAACGAAAACACGTCTTCGCGCCCGACGCGGCGCTTGTAGGGACGGTACACCTCCGGGCTGTCGCCGAACCGGATGCGCGGCGACTCGTCGGGGATCGTGCCGTCGGCGTTGAGATACGGGGTATTCCAGTTCCACAGGTGGACACCGGTGTATTCGTTGACACCGGCCTGCAGCGGTGCCTGCGTCGAATAGCGATAGCTGTCGCTCAGGGTTCCGACCACGCCGGACGCGTCGATGCTGATCCGGATGTCGTTGCCACCCTCGCCAGGATCGCGCGCCACGATGACGGCGCCTTCGAATGGCGTCCGCGCCGCGCGCGTCTCTGTGCCGAGGTCGACCAACGCGACGACGAACTCCTGCGGATCGACCCCAAGCCCGGCCGTCACCGCAGTCATGGAGCCATTGCCCGTGCCGGTGAACGTTGGCTGCGACACGTTTCGCGACGTACCGGCATCGTCCAGCACCTCAACCTCGATCACGGTGTCCGTGTCGCCGGTGTAGTCGCCGGTGAGCGACACGCTTCCGCCGCCCTGTTTCTCGACCTCATCCGTCCGGTAGTAGACGCGGCTCGGCACGATGTTTGTGGCCGATAGCGTGGCGTCGCGGACAAGGTTGCGGTCGTTCGGGAGGTAGTTCATCGGCTGCGCCCATCAATCTTCTTGCGAATCTTCGCGAACATGCGCTCCCACGCCTCTGCCGTTTTTTCGTCCGGCGTGCCGTAGAAGTTCGCCCCTTCGAAACTGAACGTGGCACCAGCTCCACCACCGCTCGATCCGCCACCGCCTCCACCGCCACCATTGGGGCGCGCCGGCGCAGGCGGCTTACTGTCCGGCTTGTCGCTGTCGGCCTTCTTCTTCGCGCGCGCTTCGGCCTCGATCTCGGCGAGACGAGCACGGTGTTCGATCTCGGCGAGCCTGCGGTTCTCAGCCGCGACCGCTGCTGCAGCAGCGCCGCCGGCTGCGGCCAGTTCATTAATCCGACGAAGCTGGTCCTCGTATCGACGCTTTTCGATATCGACTTCGTTCCCAGCGCGCTTGTCCGCTTCGTCCTGGAACTGGCGCTGCATGTCGGCCAGTTCCGCCTTGGCATCACGTGCAGCCTGCTCGATCTCGCGAATCTTGTCGGCCGCCTTCTTGGCGTTGTCGGCGAGCTGGTCGAGATCGGACTGGTTCAGCAGGTTGATGTCAGCGCGACCCTCGCGCACGGCCAGCGCAAAGTGCTCCAGCGCATCCGCGCCCTGCTGGCCGAAGTTCTGCCATGCAGCGCCCGCGTTCGCCCCGTCTTGCTCTAGCTGACCGAACAGCGTGTTGAGCGACCCCGCCTGCTCCTTTTGGTCGGCGATGACTTCGCGAACGAACCGGCCGATTTCCTGTAGCTTGGCAAAGCTCTTTTCCAGCGGGATGCCGACGCCGACGATGCCGCGCTGGGCCTCAACGAAAAACTTGCGCGCGTTCTCGCTGACGGCCGCAAATTCTTCGTTGAGCTGCTGGAGCAATGCGTTGTAGCCCGCGCCCATTGCGCCGACACCTTGCCCCGCACTCTCGGCAGCAGTGCCGACCGACTCGACCGCGCCGGCCGCCTGCTGGGCGCCCTTCTGGATTTTCTGACCGGCCTCGGCGCCCTTGTCACCCGCGCCATTCAGTGCATCCTTGGCGGTATTGATGTCGCCGGTAAGGCGCTGCACTTCCGCATCCGCTTCGGCGGATTGCTGTTTCAGCCGCGTAACGACGTTTTCCTGTCCCGGCTTAACCTGTCCGTTCGCGTCCAGCGCATTCGCGATGTCGCTCGCGATCTGCGCGGCCTTGCTCGCCACGGCGCTGCGTGCGCCCTCCATGCTGGCGATGATCTTGCGCGCGGCCTCGGCCGAACCATCGCCCATCGCAGCGAGCCCGCCGGCCGCTTTGTCGGCCTCGGACTTGAGCGCCGCCGTTCGCTCGGCTGCGACCTTCGCCAGCGAGGCATACTCAACGGCCCCGATCTTCCCCGAGTCGAACGCGACCTTGAGGGAAGCACGCATCTTGTCGATTTCGGCGACGGTCTGCGCGGACTCAATGGCCTTGAAGAACGCGGCCTTGAACTGCTGTCCGGTGGCGACGGCCTCGGACGCGACAAGCTGCAGGTTGTTGATGATCTTCTGGCCGGCCTCGGTGACCTGAAACCCTGCCGCCTGCGCCGTGACGCCGAGTTCTTTCAGCGCCCCGAGTACGGCACGCTCCCCGTCGGAACTGGCGAATGCGGCATCGCGATCTGCGGCGATCTGCTTCAGGCGTTCGGCGGTGACGGCCAGCGCGGCGTTGTATTGCTCCAGCCGTGTGCGCGCAGCGGACTCGCCTTCCGGGTCATTCGCCTTGCGGCGCTCGACGGCGACGGCGGCGAAGTACTTGCGCGCGTTCTCCAGCCGTTCGTTGTAGGCCTGCAGCTCCTTTTCGGTCGACTCCTTGACGGCCTCTTCGGACAGGATGGCGACGCTGCGATAATCCGCGTAAAGCTGGATGATCGCCCGCATCTTCTCGGCGTTGGCGTTCCGCTGAGCTGCCGTTTCCGAACTGACCCGAAGCGCCTCGCTCTCGATCTCCGACGAAGCCTTGATGTCTTGCGCCAGTGTGCGCCACTGGTCGATCGCAAGCTCGATCCCAACCGCGGCCACGGCAATCTTGACGTTGGCCGGGATGGCCTTCATCGCGCCGCGCAGGCCGCCCATCTGGCCGGCGGCATTCTTCGCGGCGACGCCAGCGGCCAGCATCGCCGCGGCGGACTGCGCCATGCTGACGAGGAAGCCCGCCACCTTGATCGCGGCGTAGGACTTGGCAAGCTGCAGCAGTGTGCCGCTGTATTCGATGACGAATGCGCCGGCACGCTTGACTGCCTCGGCCGTGCCGACGATGGCGTCGCTGATCTTCTTCGCGAACGACTGCAGTTCGCCGGATGCGGCCATCTCGCGAACGCGCTGCGTCAGCGCGGCAATCTGACCTTGGAAATATTCGAGCGCGCCGGCCTGCGAAATCTCATTCAAGAACGCGCTGGCGCTGTCCTTGATCTTCTGGAACTGCGCGTCGAGGTCGCCCATCTCCGCGGCGGCGGCACCAGCACGCAGGTTGCCGAGTTCGGTCACCAGCAGCTTGACGGTGTCGGCGCCGAGCTTGCCGTCGTTCGCGAGTTGGCGAACCTCCTCCGCCGTCTTGCCCGTGGCCTTGCCGAGCAGGTCGAACACCGGAATGCCGCGCTCGGTGAGCGATACCAGCGCGCGCATGCCGACTTCGCCGCGCAAGTTCGCCTTGCCGAGCGCGTCAATCGTCGCGATCAGATCCTCTTGCGATCCGTCCAACGCGGCGTTGTTGTCGATCAACGCCTGGAGCGTGCCGTCGAGGGGGTCGAATCCCAGCTTGCGTAGCTTGATCGCCGCAGCGGCGACATCCTCGAACCCGTTCGGCACCTGCTCGGCGAGCTTGCGGATGCCGTCGAGCGCGGCGCCGCCGGCCTCAACGCTGCCGAACACCGCATCGAATTGCTTGCGGATGTCGTCGAACCGCTCGCCCGTGTTGAGGATTTCGAGCAGGCCGTCTTTCAGCTTCGTCAGCCCGACGAACCCAGAGACTGCAGCCAGCGCCGCACGGAACTGACCGATGCCGTTCGACAGTTTCGTGAAACTGGCGGACAGCAGCTTGTTGTTCTTGTCGATTCCAGCGGCGGCCTTGTCGCTGTCCTTTTCGCTGCCCTTCCACGCGTCGCCGATCTTCTTCAGCTTCGCGGTGACATTGTCCTTCAGGTCGTACAGCGCCTGGACTACACGGTTTGCCATCAGATGAGGCCTGCGCGTTTGAGCGCGAATGCAGATTCGCGCGCGAGTTCGATAGGGAGGCGGGTTTCCCAGGTGTCGACGCCGACGCCCTGGATTGCGGCTTTGATGTACTGGCTGAGAACGTCAGGGCCGAACAGCTTCGCGATGGGCTCGCGCATCTGCCCCTTGTATCGGCCGGCCTTCATCAGCTTTTTGCGGGGCGCGCCGCCGGTGATCTGGCTTTCGCGCTTGAACACCTGGAGGTTGTTGCCATAACCGCGCGCCATGAAGGCGCCCTTCACCCGCTTGCGGCCACCGCCCTTGAGCACCAGCACGGAGACACCGCTACGGGTCTGGCGTGCACTGAACTCGCGCAACGCGATGGCCTTGCCCGTGACCTCGAACGTCACCGAAGGGTTGTCCGGCGTCGGCTGTTTGACCGTGCGCAACGCCTCTTTGATGACGCCGACTTTCAGGTTCACGGTCTGTGCGATTGCGCGCGCCTGCCTGGCAGCAATGGTCGTTCCGGTACGCTTGACCGCACGGGATTCGGCCTTGCCCATCTCGCGCGCAGCGAGGCGGTAGGACCGCTCCATTTCCTTGATGCCCTTGACGATGATCGACATGGCGAAGCCCGCCGCTACCCGCGCAGCGGCGGGCGGCGGATGCCGCTCAGATCGAAGGTGATGGGCATGGATAGTCCAGAAAGGTCGAACCCCGCCGGAGCGGGGCTCAGTTGATGGTGGTGTGATCGATCTGAATGATGTTCGGCGGCATTGCGATGGGGAAACTGCTCGCCACTGCGACTGCCCGATTCTTTCCGAACTCCCGCATGTATCGGTTGATTTGCCGGAGGGCGGCGAGGGTGAATGCGCCCTTCTTCACCTCAACCGGGATGACATCCCCGCCATAGCTGACCCATCCGTCTGGGATGTGGGTCCTGCTCTTGGGTCCGCTCACTTTTTCAGCGCCGGGAAGGGCGGCCGAAAGGCTCGACCACAGCTTGCGGTGAACGTCGAACTCCGTTCCGTCCGACGCGATCATGCACCGCGCGATTGCTTCGAGCGCGGCGACGTAGGCCCACTCCAGGCATGGGTGCAAGCCGGCAGCCGATACCTTACGCAGAATCCCGTATCCATCATCGGGGGCGTGGTGGGCCTGCCGAACTGCATACGCCAAGACAGCGGCCTGCGCGCTGATCTCGCCCGCGGCCGAAATTTCCCAACCCGAAAGCTCAACGAGCTGTCGAAGCTCTTGCTCAGTGAACGAATCCCTGCCCATGCTCCACCTCACGTTGAATCCACCGGGAAAGGATCGCGGCCAGCGGACGGGTGGAGCGTCCGCGCTTCGGGTGCCCCCTAGGCCGCGCTTGCAACAAAAAAGGCCCGCCGAAGCGAGCCTTTGAAATGAGTGCCGGGACTACCTCCCGGCTGGGGTATTACGAACCGCGGTCTTCGATGATCACGGCCGGCGTCGTGCTGTTGAGCAGCGAGATACCGACGGCGAACTCGATCGATGCGACTTCACCTTCACCGATGAACGGCAGTTCGCCGGACGGGGCGATGGTGCAGTCGGGGATCAGCACGTCCTGCTGCGTGCCGTACGGGTTGTCGGCGAAGAACTTCAGGCGACCGCGCACCGACGTGGCCGAACCGGTCCGAATCTGCGTGCGGACGTTCGCCGCCGGGGTGTAGTTCGCCAGGATCGGCAGACCGGCCCAATCGTTCGCATCTTCGCCCATCGCGGCGTAACCGACAGCAGCAGCCGCGCCGACCTTGCCCGCCACCGGCGTCGACACCAGACCGAGTGCCGTGTCGACGATGTAGTCCGTGCCGTAGGTGAGGGTCGAGATCACGCCAAGATCGAGCAGCGTGGCGGTGCCGTCCGCAACGTCCGAGCCGTCCGTCGGGAACGTCGGGGGCGCGGCGTCGCTGGTGCCCGCAACCGTCACGAGATAGGCATGATTGTTCGGCGTCGACGGAATCAGCACGACACCCTTCGCGTATGCCGTCGAGTTGGCGCGCGTGGTGCCGCCAACCGTGACGGTGACCGAGCCGACATCGCGGACGCCCGATTCGTTCTGCGCCTCGCCGAGCTGATACGTGCGATTGGCGAGCACGCTGATCGCCTCGTTGGTGACCGGCGTCACGACCTGGTCGAACAGGGTGATGCCGGCACCGAGCCAAATGGCCAGGTTGTCGTTGCTGATATTGTCGACGGTGACGTTCGACGTGCGCGTGACCGAGATGGGCACGTCCAGGTCGACTTCGTTCAACCCGCCTTCGGAGTTGGTGTGCTGGTAGTTCTCGGTTTCCACCGCAAGCGTGAACGCCGGGCAGTTGCCGAAGAACCGATAGCCCTCATAGGTGCCATCGTCCCGGCGACGCGAGAACGCGGGCCGGCCACGGGGGATCTTGTATTCGTTGACGCGGGTGTAAGTGTTGGGAGCGGCCATTGCGTTGCCTCCGGGCAATAAAAAAGCCCGCTTGTCGGCGGGCTCGGGGACTGGCGCGGGACGCCAGAAACGAAAAACCCGCCGGGTGGCGGGTCAGGGATTTGCTTCGTGGTGGTGGTTACTTCTTCGGCGGGTCGGCGTGCTTGAACGGCGCCGGCTTGCTGTCGCGCTTGGCGGAACCTGCGGCATAGATCGCCTCGGCTGCCGCGGCGTCGACCTCGATGCTGTCGCCCTTCTGGTACTCGACGCCGGCATGGATGTGCTTCTGGGTAAACGTGATCTTGGTCATGTCCTGTCCTGTGACGAGTACGGGTTTCCGACGCCTTCGACATAGCCGACCTCGAAGGTCAGCACGATGGATTCGCTGGTCGATCCTTCCTCGCGCGGGGAAGGCTGCGCGCCGGTGTAGCGGATGGTGCCGATCAGGTATTCACGCGCTTGCGGGCCAGGCTCGGCCAGTGCGCCGTTGCTTTCGCTCAGTACGGCGCGCTTGATGTCGGCCTTGATTTCCTCAAGCGCGGTCCCGGTCTCGCACTTGTCGGCAAGTACATGACCTTCGATATTGACCGTCAGCGCGATCTTCGATGGGTGCCCTGCCTCGCCTGTAGCGGACTCGCCGCCATCCCACAGCACCAGCGCGCCGGAGTCGTCGACCTCGACACTGCGCAGCGAGCGGAACACGTTGCGGCCGGCATCGGTTTCGTAGCCGTCAGCCTTGCGGACACCACGAAGCCGGCGCTCGATTTCGCAGAACGCACGCTCGGAGAGGGATTTCATACGTACGGCCTTGCTGACTTGTACGCGTGCCCGATCGGCAGAAGGCTTTCGAGGCCGCGATGCCATGCGGCCCAGCCCTCCAGCCGCTCGCGGTCGCTGCTGGACACGGCATCGGTCGTCAGGACGATGTCACTGATCAGACCCTTGTGCTTCCCGAGGTTGTCCGGCGAAGTGCCGAATCGGACTGCCGAACTTGATGCGGTGTTGGATGTGCTGCCCGCGGTCAGGAACGTGGTGTCGGTGATGACCGTGCCGTTGTGGCTGAGGTAGCCATCGGAGTTTGCGTAGTCCGCGATTCCGACCGCGATGCACGGCCCGGTTTGTGCTGGGGCGTTGATGAGTTCCGCGCTCGTGCCATCCACGCGGCGCGAAACCAACGCGGGCACGTTTGCAGTCGAGCCGTTGCCGGCGGCCAAACAAAATCGCGCCGTGTTGGCTGCATTGGTGGCTGAAAAAACAAGGCTGCGAAACGTCGCTGACACGTCGTCCGGATCCATTTCGTAGAACACGAGCGCGGTCAACCCGGCGCGATTCTGCGAGTACCCCGTCGAGCTGCCGATCTGCATTGTCTGGATCGTGGTGCCATCAAAGCGCATGCATTGATACCCACCGATGCCGGATGCCTCGACCTGCGGACCATTGCCGCTACGGGACGCAGTGCGTCCGTTGCCAGATAGGTCCGCGAGGGTGAAATACTCTGATCCGCCGTAGGTGTTCGACGGGTTGTCTGCGGCGTACCAGGCGTAGAGCCCGCTCGTGAGATTCGCGGGCGTCCACGGCGTTGCGGTTACTGCCGCCATCAACATCTGCTGCAATGCGAGCGCGCCCATCACGCGCTCTCCTGCATGGAGTAGCGCCACGTCGTGCCTTGGTCGAATGTGGTGATGACCAATACGGTCACCTTGCTCAGCGTCGCGGAGATTGCGGTATCCGATCCGCCCAGCGCCTTGAACGACGCCGGCAACGCAACCGTGCGCGGCGTCGCTGCGTCCTGCGTGAACTGGATCGACAGCGTGCAGGCGTGACCGGCTGCCGGCAGATTCGAGAACGTGATGCTGGTGACGTTCGCCGCAAGCGTGTGCGTGAAGTAGTCGCCGAGTGCGCAGTCGATGTTGACTGTGCCGCTGGAGTTCGTGAGGGTGGAGACGACGCTGCGATCTGTCAGGTTGCCTTCGTGCCAGACGACATTGCCGTCGATGCGCGCGGAGTGCAGGCCAGTTGTTTCGTTGAACCACGACTCGAAGGACAACAAGCCATCGTGGAATAGCTGCCACGCGAAGGTTGTGGTCGGAATGTCGTAGGAGCCGACAGCAGTCACAGCGCCAAAGCGAAGGCGCCCATCCGCGTCGGGATCGCCGAACGTTCCGGACTGAATGAATCCGTTGGTGATCGATAGCTGCTTTGTCGTCTTGTCGAAGGTAAAAGTCGGATCGGTGCCGAGCGCGCTGCCGCCGTCGTTGAACGGCACTTCCGTGTCACTTCCGGGAACGGTCGCGTCGGCGCCTGCCGGGCCTTGCGCACCGACTGCGCCTTGAGGCCCGGCCAGGCCCTGCGCTCCCGTCGGTCCAGCGGCGCCCTGCGCACCCTGCGCGCCTATGCTGCCTGTGTCGCCTTGCGGGCCTGCGGGGCCTGTTGTGCCCTGGGCGCCGACGGACCCCTGCGGCCCCTGCGCTCCAGCGACGCCTTGGGCGCCGGACGATCCCTGCGCGCCTTGGGCTCCCTGTGGGCCTGTGGAGCCCGCCGGCCCCTGAGCACCGGCCGCCCCCATCGGACCTTGCGCGCCGTCAGCGCCAGCGATGCCCTGCGGCCCCGCGGCGCCTTGTGCACCCTCGGAACCGGCCGGGCCTTGCGACCCGGTTGGCCCCTGCGCACCGATCGGGCCGGGGCCGCCTTGCGGGCCAGGAGGGCCGTCTGCGCCTGCACCGCCAGCCGGACCAGCAGGCCCAGGAAGGCCGCGCACAGCAATCTCGACGACGGCCGGCGGATTGGACTGGACCGTAACCTCGGTCACGGCGTCACCAGCCGCGGCAGCCCGATCAGCGAACGCACGACGATGGTTTCGCCCGTCGCGTCCGGATCGGCGGTGTCGTACACCTTCAGCGCGAGCGTCAGGTTCGTGCGCTTTCCGCCGACCGCGAGCGCCAACGTGTCGTCGCCCTCGATCAGCATTTCGATCACGCCTTCGCTGCCGAAGGTCAGGCCGGTACCGATCGATGCGGTCAGCAGCAGATTGCCCGCTTCGTCGCGCACGTCGAGCTTCGCGCCGTCTGGCAATGGTTGCGGCGTGCCGGCCAGCTTGTAGGTGAACGTGAGCGGCCACGCGTCACCGGCGCGGACGAACAGAACGTCATCGCTGCATCCGCTCATTTGGCGCCCGGCTTGATGGTGTAGGTATCGATCGCGCCACTGCTATCGAGGCGCGCGGAGTCGATCAGGTAGACCGACCCGTTGAATGTGAGGGTGTCGCCTTGTCGCACCGCGGGCACGTCGTCGCGGAAGATCTGCACCGTCGTGACCATCTGCGGCGCAACGGTGTCCGCGCCGAACTCTTGCAGCGCGCGATTGATCTGGATTCGACAGGTGTACTCGGCGCCGTCGGATTTCGAGCGGAACACGGCGTCGTCGTATGCGTCGAGTCCGGTATCGAGAAAGATGTCGTGCGCCAGTTCGTCGAACTCGGTGGCGAAGTCGGGCATTGCGAACTCCAGAAACGACGAGCCCCGCACTTGGCGGGGCTTCGTCGCGTGTTGCGGCCGGGGCGGATCAGTTCGACGAAGTGACCTCGACCAACGCCGTCGGCCGCAGGCAGATGTTGAACGGGTTCGACTGCGCTTCCAGCGCCAAGCCCTTGTCCATCGGAAGCGGTTCGGCTTTCGCGTAGTACGGCAGGCCGAGCTTGTTCACGGCTCCAACGTAGTCGGCGAAGGTAAAGCGCGTGATAAACATGTCGCCCGGCACGCCCACCGGGAACGCGTAGGCCTTGCCATCGTCCACGTTGACACTCGTGCCGCCGCGGTAGCGGTGCCAGATCACATCGCCGAACTCCATCGTGCCGGCGAGCCCGCCACGCAGCGACGCCGCCATCGAGGTATTGAGGTAGGTTTCCTCGACCTTCTTGTGCGTGATGAGCTTCTTCCAGAAGGTCGGGCTGCACAGCGCATGGATCTGCGTGTACGTGCTGCCCCCCACGCCATCCTCGACATGGCCGATCACGTCCAGGCACTTCTCGCGGATCTTCGTGGTGTCGGTGCCGAGCACGAAGTCCACCGAATCACGCGAACCGCCAAGCAGCGTGTAGGCGCTCTGGATGGTGCCGTTGTTATCCATGTAGCTACCCTTGAGCGCGAGCAGTCGGTGGTACTCGATCGCAAGATCGATCTGCCGGCGCATCTTGGCCAGACGCTGGTCGCGCACGGCTTCGATGGTCTGCGCCTCTGATTCGGAGCCGAATGCGCGGACGCCAGCCACCTCGTCCGCCATGATGGTGGCGCGCTCCGGGATATGCGGGATTCCGATGTTGTGAACCTTGCGCTTTTCGCCGAGCACGACATGCCCAGACGAGCCGCGCGGCTTCGGCCCCAGCAGGGCGATTGCCTCGTTCAGCTCCTCGACGATCGCGGACAGCGTGGCGACGCCCTGCTCCTGGAAGATGCCCATGTCGCCGACCATTGTCGGAGTGTGGGCAAGAGCATTGATGGTCGCGGTCAGTTCCTGCAGGGTGAAAGCGTCCTGGTTGAAAACGTTCCAGACAGACATTGGGCGCCTCCTTACGAGCGCAGGGTGATGCCGGCCGCGGCGAGGCGCGACGTGGCGAGAGCCTTGTCAGCATCAGAGATGCCTTCAGGCCAAATGAGACGCGATGCGGCAACCTCGGCATCGCGGACGATGAACGTGGCCTTCTGATCGGCACTGGTCGCGTCGGTCGAGTAGCAGAGGATGCCAATGGCTGTCTGCTCACCGGTGGTCGCGGCGGGGTCCAGCGCTTCGTAGTCGCCGCCGGTGACGGTGACGTAGATCAGATCGCCGATGTCCCAATCATTCGCGCCATCGGCAACGGTCAAGTTGATGTGCGATGACGCGTAGGCAGCGGCTACGGTCAGGTTTGGCAGCGCAGTACCGTCCGGCGCGGTAACGCTGAACGTGCCGGCGTTACCGGATTCGGCGATCCCGCGCAGGACATAGACGCCGGTCTGCGCAGCGGAGCCGAGAGTCACGGAGCCGATGGTGCCGTCGCCGGTACCGGAGATCTTTTCGCCGGCCGCGGACAGGATGCGCCCGACGACGGCCCCTGCGACCAGATCCTGGCCGGTGTTGAGGGTGCCCTCTTCGCGAGAGCGGGAACCCGGAGCCTCGGACAGCAGGAACTCCAGAGCGTGGTTGGTTTCATTGAGTGCCATGAAGGATTCCTCCGGGGATGGCGTTGCTTACTGCCGCTTGGCGCGGCGCTCGTAGATGCCTGTGTGATCCAGGCGGTCACCCTGCGATGCATTGCTCGGGATTGCGGTGACGATCTCGGGTCCGCTCGCGGCCTTCGCGGCGATGAGTTGCGCGCGAACCGAGCTGAGATCGATGTTCTGCTTGATGTAGTCGCCAGCGACACTGTCGAGGCCGGCCGCGAAGCAGGCATCGTGGACATCGCGGGCATAGGCGACTGCATCGCCGGTGGACTGGCCGGAGGCAGGGCCGCGGGCGATCAGCCCCACAGCAGCGGCCGGCGGCAAATTGCTGTTCGCTACTGCGGCGGCAAACTGTGCGATGGCATCGGCCCCGTCTGCCTCGTGCCCGGCAGTCACGTTCGCGAGCGTGCTCGCGAGGTCGGCGAGAGCGTCATGCGCTGCGCTGGCTGCCTGCATTTCCTCGTTATCCACGTCCGCCTCCCGTTCCTGCGCCATCGCGTCGGCATCCTCGGCCCAGCCGGCCGCAAGCTCGGACATCAGCTCGGCAAACGTGCCGATGCGGTCGGCGAAGCCGATCGCGACGGCCTGCTCGCCTTGATAGACCTGTGCCTCGGTGGCCAGCACAGCCTCCAGCTCCATCCCGCGAAACTTCGCAACGGCGGATGCGAACATGTTGCGCATGCTGTCCATGCGGTCCTGCAGCCATGCGCGTGTCGTGTCCGACAGTGGGGCGTGCGGGCTCATGTCGGCTTTGTGCGCTCCGCTGTAGATCGTCGACACAGCGATGCCGATGTTTTGCTCCCAGCGGGACTGATCGACGTGGTAGGCGATGACGCCAACCGACCCCGCGCCGCCGGTGCGGGTCACGCGGATTTCGTCGCATGCCGCGGCAATCGCGTAAGCCGCCGAATAGGCGTAGTCGTCGATGCAGGCAATGATGCGTTTCTGCCCGCGCGAAGCGTGGATGTGTTCGGCAAGGTCGAACACGCCGGCCGCCATCCCGCCCGGGGACTCCAGCCGCAGCACGATCGCTTCGCACGACGGAGCCGCCAGCGCACGGTCGAACACCGCGCGGATCTCTTGGTAGCTCAGCGGCCCGGGATCGCAGGCGCCGCCCTCGAAGCGATTGACCAGCCCGCCGGAGACGTTGATGACGGTCGCGGTGCGCGCCGACGTCACGACGCCTGTCGCCGGATCCGTTGACTCCGGCTGCAGCACGCGCACATCCTGCGTCGCCGGGCGCGCGTCGATGGCGCCGTGCAGATAGGCGCCGATAATCTGCTCGCCCATCGCCGGATGCACGAGTAACGGCTGGCCGATCGCATTCGCGAACAGGGAGGTTACGAGCGGCTGTGGATTCGCACGGCCGAACAGGCGGGCCAGCAGGCTTGCAGGGTTACGATTCATCTAACAGATCTCCTTGCGGCGCCGCCGCGTTGGTCGCCCCGTTGCGGGGGCGCCGCCCGTCGGAGTCGTGCTTGAGCCCGAGCGAGTCGGCGCGCTGGTTGTCCTCGGTCTGCCGCGCGTCGACATCCTCCGGATCATCACCATTGGTCAGGATCACGTCAGTGCGGCTGGTGAAACCCGCGCGCACGGCTTTGATGTCGGCGTCGACGTCTTGTACCGGATGCGAGTAGGCCCAGCCGTCCGGCACCCACAGCGTTTCGGTGTACAGGTCGCGGTCTGCGGCGTAGTTCGGCGCCGGGAGCGCGCCGGACAGGACTGCAGCATCCATGTAGGCGTCGCGAACGGCTTGGCACCACTTCGGCAGCAGGTACAGCCAGCGGTCCGATTCGATGCCGCGGCGGAACTCTGCCAGGATCAGACGCAACGCTCGGTCGCTGACGTTGCGCAGGTCGCCGGTCAGCATTTCGACCGGAACGCCTGCCTTTGCGGCAATGGCCATCAGGTGGTAGCGCACGAACTCGGCATAGTCGCCGCCGGCGCCGGGCGGCGCGCTGAATTTCGGCTCGACCCCTGCAGGCAGCTCCTGCATGGTGCCGGGCTCCATTCCCGCGATCGGCGTTTCGTCTGAGTCGGTGCCGACCGTCGTTCCGTCGAGGACGCTTTCCGTGCCGGACTTCAGGTCGCGCGTGTACCAGCCCGTGAACAGGTTTGCGACCTTCTGGCGCTCCAACACCGCATCGTCGAGCCGGTCGAGGTTGAACGCGCGAACGATGACTGCGGCCATGTCGGGCGTGCCGCGTAGCTGGCCGGCGCGTAACGGCCGGAACAGGTGCAAGACTTCGTCGGCCGGGACGCGGACGAGCTCGCTTCCGTTGATCGAGCTCGGGTGCCTGTCGCCAGGGTGCTCGCGGTGCATCCAGTAGGCGACAGGGCGCCCGATCTTGCTCAGCTCGATGCCGCTGCGGATGACGTTGCCATTGCTCGCCGTCGCGTTGTAATCGCGCGGACACTGCTCGGACTCCATCAGCTGAATCTGCACCGGTACGGCGAGGCCGTCCGACGCCCGGCGCGCACGGATGCGCGCGAACACCTCGCCCGCCTCGCGCCACTCGCGCCAGACAAGCGCCGTCATGGCGTCGAATTCCAGCACGCCGCCGGCGTCGATCTCGCGACAGAAGCGTTTCCACAACCGCTTGTCGACGGCTTTCCACTCGGGCGTGCCGTTGACCGCCTTCGCCTGAATGCCGCTGCCGATCGCGCCGATCGTCGATTTGTCGATCGCGGCGCCGATCCATGGGTTGTTCCGTACCAGGTCACGAGCGCGCGCAAGGATCGTGCGCCCGCCGCCGGCCGAATTCGGTCCGGACATGGGCGGCCGCCACATCTGCAGGCGACGGCCCATCCCCGCCGCCTGGTGCTCAGGCGTCGGCGCGTTCGTTCCGTCATCCATCGTTAGAGCCCGGTCCCGGTCTGCGTGACGCGATAGGTGCGGCGGCGGCGAACGCTGCCTTGCGCTTCGGCAATGAGACCGATCAGTTCGTTGATGTAAGCATCGAGATCGCTCGCGTTCGCCGCGGTGAACTCCACCGTTCGCTCGCCGAACCGGACCAGTGATGTCAGCTTGCCGGTGCGCAGCTTGTGGCGGGCCGCGTAGGCCTCCTCAAGCCACGTTTGCAGTTGCGCAAGGCTTGGCATATCAGCGGTCCAGATAGGGGCTGCGGGCAGTCCGCAGCTTGCGTTTCACTGGGGCCGGTGGCGGCGCATCATCCGCGCGCACATCCGGGTTCCTGTCCCACGTCTCCGCCCACGGCGGCGGCGCGAGCCAATTGATCTTGTCGGCGCCGAGACGGATCAGCGCCACTTCGCCATACACGCTTAGGTCGATCGATTCGTTCGAGCGCTTGCCGTCACGCTCCCATCGTTTGTCGCCGCGGTGCTCGGCATCGAACTCGTCGAAGAACGACGTTGGCAGCCAATCGGGGAAGTGGTAGTAGCCAGGGCCGGGCGTGTCGCGCCAGACATCGGCCATGACCAGATCCTTGATTGCGGTGACATTGACGATCAGCACCGGCACGTCGCCCGCGGCGCCGCTGTTGCGGTCGACGCGGTTGCGCGCGTCCGGGTACGTCTCGTCTATCGTTTTCGCTGTCACGCTTTCGCGTTCGGCACCCTTCACCAGCCGGAACCGGTGATGCTTGCCCTGCGTCCGCAGGCGGCGCCAGAACTCGTAGGCGCGCCGCGTGACGCCGGCCTTGCCGCCGGAGTCGCACACGACCATGCGGATCGGCATCGAGCGGCCAGAGCCATCGGCAAGCGGATAGCGCCGGTCGATGACCTTTTCGATCAGACGATCCCAGTCCTCCGTGAAGCTGGCGGGGTCGAGCGGGTGCATTACCTGCGCGCCGTCCTTCACCTCGCCCGTTGGCCGCGTCGAACTCTTGAGCGCGTAGCGGTCGATAACCCACCGTTCCCGATGTGCGCCCACGCCGTGCACCTGGATCACGAACCGCGGCGCCTTGCCGGCCTGGATGTCGATCTGCGCCGTGAGGAAGCGCACCCCTTCCGGCACCGTCTGCTCCGGCCACGATTCAGCTCGGGCCTGCAATGCGTTGTTGTCGCGCTGCCTCCGCACCGACAGCGGCAGGTATGCCCTGCCTTGATCGAGGTTCACCGTCGACTTGATGTCGACCTCATCGCCGGTCCGGATGTACGCCTGGATCGCGACCGCGTATTTCTCCAGCAGCGCGGCCCAGCTTTGGTAGGCGGCAGCCACGGACGAAATGTGGAAGCTCGCGATCTTCGTTTCGCGCGCCTCGCCTTGGATCTCGCCGGCGCCGCGAATACTGCAGCCGTCCGGAACCCACGCGCCACCGACGTTGAGTGCCCGCTTGCTCTGCTCGCGAATCGCCCCGCCGCAGTGACGACACCCGACGACGGCGAAGTCTCGCGCCCACTCGCCCGGGTCGGCGTCAGCCAAGTCAGACACGATCTGTTCCATCGGCGGCAGGCCAAACATCACGTGCACGTCGGGGTTCAGCGCGATCCACTCGTGACAATCCGGGCAGCGCCAGTAGTACCAGCAGCGCGTGCCCGAGTTGTAGAGCCCCGTGATGCCTGTCGCCGGTGGCGCCATGTGCGGGGAGCCCGCCGGCGCGCGCCAGTTGGCATCGCGGTATTCCCGTCGCACCGAGCTCTCGAGCACGATCTTGCCGGCCGACAGGTACGTCTCGATGCGTTTCGACGCCAAGGCGTACAGCGAGCCCTCATCGTCGACGTCGTCCGCGGCCAGGTCATACTCGGTCGCGGCCACGTAGCGGAAATCTCGCCCGGACAACTGCGCGCCCGACGGCCAACCGATCGACAGCACCATGCCCGACCGGAATACCTTGTCGAATGTGTTGTCGTCCTGCCGCCGCGGCGACAGTCGCGCCCGCACTTCGGGCGAGGACTCAATCATCCGGCTGATGCGGATCTTGCTGTAGTAGCGAGCAAGGTCCTGACTCGCCTGCACCACCAGCATGTCGCCCGGGGCGTACCGCACGTTTCGTGCGATCCATCCGTCGATCAGTGTCACGGTCTTGCCGGTGCGGCCTGGGCCGAGAAACACGACCGTCGAGTAGCGGCGCGAGTCCAGCATGTCAGCCGGGCCGGACATGTACGGCGTCAGCTGCGGCTTGTACGCCCCGCCCGCCGTCACCAGCGTCCTGGCGATACCCTCCGACACCGTGATGTCCTCAGGCGGCAGGTACATTTGCGCCGTGTCGACCCGGGCCTCACGCGCTGATCCGAGCATCTTCCTCGTCGTCTGTGGCCAGGTGCTTCGCGATCTCGGTGCGGATGTTGCGAACCTCGGCCTGCAGGTATTCGACTACCTCCGGGCTGCACCGCAGGTCGCGCTCGGCGCGGTCCGGCAGCGTTTCCAGTTCCCGCACGACAACCTTCGCCGCCGCGGCGAACTCGGCGTGCACCTCGGCAGCAAGGATCAGTTGCCCGGTTTCCTGTTCGAACTTCAGGCGTTCGTTCTCGGACTGGAACCATGCGCGGCGGTCCGAAGGCTTCATCTTCGACGGGTCTACGCCCTCATCGCCTTCCGCGTGCCCGCCATCGATCAGTGCCGGGCAGGCGTCGCGCAAGCGGTACACCGGGTATCCGCCGCGCTTCCCGTCCGGCTGCACATTGGCCTGCGCCAAGCGCTTCGAGACGGTTTCACGCGCCATCCCGAACTCTGCGGCCAGGCGCGCGATCGACAACCGCACTAAGCCGTCGGCCGTCTCGATCACTGCACCCATGCCAACTATCAACGCCTTACGGCGACAGCCTCCGTACCGTTGTGCTGCTGAAGCCCTTGGGGGCCGAAAAAGTGTCGAGAACCGCGGTCGTGCTCCC